CACTCAATAATATAAGCGTGATTCCTGATGAAAAGACCTTGATGTTCAAAAAAGGCGAACTTTCCATCTTGACTTGGCTAAAAACCTTGAAAGAGGTCAGCGAAAAGGCTTATGAGGAATTGAATGAAAAGAATGTATGAATTTGCCTGTGTAAATGGGCATCGCATTGAGAAACTGGCTGATTATGAGTCTGTCAATGTCCAGTGCGAATGTGGTTCGGTAAGTCACCGAATCATTTCTGCACCCAACATCAAGTTGGAGGGTTGGAGTGGGCATTTCCCTACTTCAGCCCATCAATTTGATCGGAAACACCGTGAAAAGTTGGCGGCAGAACTAAAAGAGAACTCATAAACAAATGTCGAGTTCATGTGTAATCTCCTAAAACCCAGTGTGGGCAGGAAAAGGAAACTGTATGTTGTTAGATAACGAAGATGAGATGCAAAGTGAGATTCAAGCTGTTGAAAAGCAGAAACTAGAGTCTACTGTTGAGTCGATGTATGCTGATGTTCCCGACAAGTATCGGGGTAAAGAATTGTCAGACATCATCAAAATGCACCAAGAAGCTGAAAAGTTGATTGGAAAGCAAGAGGTAGGTGAAGTTCGCAAATTAGCGGATGAACTGATTAAGCAAAATCTCTCTGGCAATCGACAAAATGCAGAGGTTGAGCCTGAAATTGACTTTTTTGAAGACCCGAAAAAAGCAGTTCAGAACACTATTGACAGACATCCAGATGTACTTGCGGCTAGACAAGCTAGTCAAGAGTTCAAAAAGATGCAGATTCAGCAGAAATTGTCTACTGAACACCCTGATTTTGGTCAGATTGTTCAAGACCAAGAATTTGTTGATTGGGTGAAATCTTCACCTATTCGTCTTGGACTTTATGCCAAGGCAGATGGTGAATATGACTTTGATAGTGCCAATGAATTGTTGAGTACCTACAAGCAACTGAAAGGCGTTAAGACTAAGCAAACGAGTGATGCTGGTGAAGCAACTCGCAAGCAGAATCTGAAAGCTGCATCGGTTGATACAGGTGGTACAGGTGAAACAGGAAAGAGGGTTTATAGGCGAGCTGACCTGATTCGGCTAAAAATGACTGACCCACAGCGATATGAGGCACTCTCTGATGAGATCATGACTGCATATCAAGAGGGTCGAGTGAAATAACACTAACTTTTTGGAGTATTTAACATGGCAACAGCTTTTTCCCCCGCAAATAACGTAACCATTACGTCAGCAGCCAATTTCATCCCTGAAATTTGGTCAGACGAAATCGTTGCAGCCTACAAACGTAACCTTGTAGCTGCCAATGTCGTCAAGAAGATGAACTTCAAGGGCAAGAAAGGTGACACCGTTCACATTCCTAGCCCTACCCGTGGTTCTGCATCAGCTAAAGGCGCAACAAACGCTGTTACGCTGATCGTCAACAACGAAGGTGTTGTAGACATCTCTATCAACAAGCACTACGAATATTCTCGTTTGATCGAGGACATCGTTGAAGCACAAGCATTGTCTTCACTGCGTAGTTTCTACACAGAAGACGCTGGTTACGCTTTAGCTAAACAAGTCGATACAGACTTGATTCAGTTGGGTCGTACAGCCAATGGTGGTTCTGATGGCGCACGTTACAATGCTGGCTATATTGGTGGTGATGGTACAACTACCTTTGACTACACTGCAAACAGCAATGCTGGTAACGCTACAGCACTGACTGATGCAGCTATTCGCCGCACTATTCAGCGTTTGGATGACAGCGATGTACCTATGGATGGTCGTTTCTTTATCATCCCTCCATCAAGCCGCAACACTTTAATGGGTTTGGCTCGTTACACTGAGCAAGCCTTTGTTGGTGATGCTGGTGCTGGTAACACTATCCGCAATGGTGAAATCGGTAATCTGTACGGTATGCCTGTGTTTGTGTCTAGCAATGCTGACTCAGCATCTGCAACAGCCGCTTATCCAACATCTGGTACTGCTATTGCTCGTGTATGTTTGATGGCACACCGTGACTCAATGGTGTTGGTTGAACAAATGGCTATCCGTTCACAGACACAATACAAGCAAGAGTACTTGGGTACGCTGTTCACTGCTGACACACTCTATGGTGTTGGCGAACTGCGTGACTACGCCGCTTTTGCTTTGGTTGTACCAAGCTAAGTTGCAGTTGCTCCCCCTTCCCTAGTGGTGGGGGGTCTTTTTTTTAACTTGTAATTTGGAGAATTGATATGGCTGCTGCAACCGCTGTAGTTTCTAGACGAGATCAAGCCTCGTTTAGGGGCTTGTTTAACGATACTTGGTCTGTGACCGCAACCTTGGACTCTGCCTCTTTAGCATCTGGTGCTAGTGGTGGTGCTACAGACACAATTACTGTGGCTGGTGTTGCTTTAGGTGATATGGTAATTGGTATGTCTTTGGGTGTTTCAGAAGCTGGTGTAGTCCGCAGAGCTTATGTTTCAGCCGCTAATACTGTGACTGTAGCAACCGACAACTTAACAGGTAGTTCTGTTGATTTGGCATCTACCACCATTAAGTTGGTAATTGCTCGACCAGTGTAATAGGGAAGGAGGGGAAACCCTCCTTTTCTTTTGGAGTCTATATGGCAACCTTTAAATGTTTAATTTCTGGCAATCTGGTGACTTTCGTCAATCAAGTCGATATTGATTCCATGAAGGGACATGATGGATATGTTAGAGTGGACATCCAAGAACCTGTAGAATCCAATACTGATAGAACTGTAAGAACAGATACCGCATTTGCGCCTGTCATACCCACAATGAAACGCATGGGAAGACCAAGAAAGGTAATGGCAAATGTCTGAAGTAGACGCTAGAGATTTCGGTAAGCTAGAGGCTCAAGTCGAGTCGCTACAAAAAGAAGTTCATACTTTAAGCACAGATGTTAAGCAACTTCTAGAGCTTGCCAATAAATCTAAGGGCGGGTTCTGGATGGGAATGACTATCGCTAGTGCTGTTGGTGGTTTTATTACCTTTATTGCTGATAGGTTGTTCAAATGAAAGAAGGATTGTTGTCAGGCAAGGTTTGCCCACTTCCTACTCAGGATGTAACCCTTAACCTCAAGAACCGCAACAATGCTTTCAAGAACTTTGGCTATGGTGCGCCAAATCCTCTTGAACCTAACGAAGCATTTTGGCTCAAGAAAGCCAAGATGTATAACGCACCGACTGATGTCGTCAAAACAATGAGATGCGGTAACTGTGCCGCATTTATTCAGACTCCCAAGATGATGGAGTGCATCAAGAGTGGTCTAGAAAAGAGCAAATCTGCTCCCAATGAGTTGGACTATGACCAGCAGTTTATTGATGCCGCTGACCTTGGATTTTGCGAACTTTTCCACTTTACTTGTGCGGCTCTCCGTACTTGTGATGCTTGGAAATCTGGTGGTTCTATTAAGAAAGACTAATCATGGGAAATACTGCCGCTGAACTGGTTGGAATGCTGTTTTTGGCAAGAGAGATTGCCCACAGAATCCACTTAAAGACCGCCTCATTTGCTGAACATAAGACTCTGAATGAGTTTTATGAAGGCATTGTCCCCTTGGCAGATGACTTTGCCCAACAGTATCAAGGCAAGTTTGATATTCGCTTGGACATTCCTTATGTCAACAACAAATATAAAGGCACGATTTCTCAAGTCTTGCGCCAGCAAATGGATTGGATTGAGGCAAATCGTCAGCAAATTGTCCCTCGCACTGAAACAGCACTGCACAATGTCATTGACGAAGTTGTCGGTCTGTACCAGAACACCTTGTATCAATTAACCTTAAAGTAAGGGTAAACCATGAGTACGTTCCAATTAGACCCTAATCAAGTAGCCTATGGTGTTGCTAGTAATGGCACAAGTCAGGTGGCTACAGTTACTACCAGTAGCGTTCAAATGACCGCTTTTGGTGCAAATACAACAATGATTCGCATTGCTTGTGCTCAAGGTCATTGCCACTATGCAATTGGCACAAGTCCAACGGCAAGCGTTACAACATCAGCCATGATACCCCCTAATTGTGTTGAAATTGTGCGAGTAAATCCTGCCCAAAAGATTGCGTTTATCAAGGATGCAACAATTACAACTTGTACTGTTTCTGTAACGGAGTTGGTATGAAAACTAAAGCACAAAAGAAAATTAGCAAAGTGATGACTGAGTATGGGGCAGGAAAACTGCACTCAGGCTCTAAAAAGGGCAAGGTTGTTACTTCACAAAAACAAGCAGTTGCCATTGCTTTGTCTGAGGCTGGTATGTCTAAACCTAAAAGGAAGATGAAATGAAAGCTGGTTTGTATTCAAACATCAATGCTAAACAGGCTCGTATCAAGGCGGGTTCTGGTGAAAAGATGAACAAGGTTGGATCTAAAGCTGCACCTACAGCCGCTGACTTCAAACAAGCGGCAAAGACAGCAAAGAAGCCTAAAAAGAAAACAATGATGGGATATTAATGAAAACTCCTACTTGGCAAACAAAGGCTGGACAAAATCCCAAAGGGGGGTTGAATGCCAAGGGGAGATCATCTTATAATGCAGAAACTGGTGGTAATTTGAAGCCGCCAGTAAAGTCTGGAGATAATCCCAGACGAGCTTCTTTTCTCGCTAGGATGGGCAACATGGAAGGGGCAGAGTATAAGGATGGCAAACCGACAAGGTTGCTACTTTCTCTGCAAGCATGGGGTGCTACATCAAAGGCAGACGCAAAGGCAAAAGCTAAAGCGATTTCGTCAAGAAATAAAGGAAAGAAGTAATCTATGGCTTTACCTACATACCTATCACTTGTCAACGATGTATTGGTTCGTTTGCGTGAGCCTGTCGTTACTACTGTTACTCAAACCTCTTATTCATCATTGATTGGCAAATTCATCAATGATACTAAGCGTCAGGTGGCTGATGCTTACGATTGGGATGCTTTCAATCAAGCAGTTACGGTTACTACTGTTGCTGGACAAGTTGGAGAGTATTCTTTAACTGGTGCTGGTGTTCGCTTTAAGACGATGGATGTTATTAACACATCTCGTTATTATCAGTTGACTCCTTTATCACATCTAGACCATGATGTGTTTTACTACACAATTCCTACACCGATTCAAAATCTTCCAATGTATTACACAGTGCAAGGTGTAGATACCAATGGAGACTTGAAAGTCAAATTCTGGCCTGTTCCTGATGGTATATATAGCATCAGATTCAGTTTGATCGTGCCAGAAAATGATATGTCTAGCGATACAGATACAACCTTGTTGGCAAAAGAACCAATCATTCTTGGTGCTTATGCTAGGGCATTGGTTGAACGTGGTGAAGATGGTGGGTTAAGTAGTTCTGAGGCTTATGCACTGTTCAAGGCATCTATGTCTGACTTGATTGCTTTAGAGTTGGCTCGTTCCCCTGAAAACGATTCTTTTGTGGCGGTGTAATGGCAGAAGCAATCACAGTCTCAAGCATTTCAGCACCGGGCTTTTATGGGCTGAATACGCAAGATTCTCCGCTTGATTTGCAGAGTGGATTTGCTTTGGTTGCGGCTAATTGCATCATTGACCAGTATGGTCGTATTGGATGTAGAAAAGGTTGGACAAAGGTAAATTCTGCTACTGGGAATCTTGGTTCAAATGATGCCACTGTCATACATGAGTTAGTACAAGCAGATGGAACTTTGACGGTTTTGTTTGCTGGTAATTTGAAGTTATTTAAACTTGATGGCTCTAATGCTGTTTCTGAGTTGACGTATGGTGGTGGTGGTTCTGCTCCTACCATTACAGCAAACAACTGGCAATGTGCTTCACTTAACAGCATTACATACTTCTTTCAATCAGGACATGAACCACTGATATTTGACCCTGCTGTTTCAACCACAACTTATCGCAGAGTTTCAGAGAAAACTGGTTATGTAGCTACTGTGCCATCAGCAAACAATGTGATTTCTGCTTATGGTCGTTTATGGGCGGCTACAACCACTACAAACAATGCAACTGTCTACTTTAGTGACTTGATCTCTGGTCATGTATGGGCAACTGGTACTGCTGGTAGTTTGAATGTAAATAATGTTTGGCCTAATGGTGCTGATGAGATTACAGGTTTAGCGGCACACAATGGATTTTTGTTTATCTTTGGTAAACGTCAGATATTGATATATTCTGGTGCAACTTCACCATCAACCATGACACTTAGCGACACTGTTGAGGGTATTGGTTGTATTGCTAGAGATAGTATTCAGACAACAAGCACAGACGTTATTTTCTTATCAAACAGTGGCATTAGGTCATTGATGAGAACGATTCAAGAGAAATCAGCACCAGAGCGTGACTTGTCTAAGAATGTTCGTAATGACATGATGACAATCATGTTTGGAGAAAACTTAGCAACTGTTAAGTCTGTTTATTCAGAATCAAATGCTTTTTATTTGATTACTACACCATCCGTTAAAAAATTATATTGTTTTGATACAAAGGCAACATTGCAAGATGGTTCATTTAGAGCAACTACTTGGGATTCCATTTTGCCTAGTTCGTTTTGTTCTAGACGCAATGGAGACTTGTTGATTGGTAAAACTGGATATATTGGTAAGTATGGTGGATATTTAGACGATACATCTACATATCAATTCTCATATTTTACAAACCATGCTGACCTTGGCAATCCATCACAAACATCAATTGTTAAACGCATAACTGCTATTGTTATTGGTGGTAGCAATCAATATCTCACTGTTAAATGGGGATATGATTTTCTAACAAACTACCAATCTCAAACAATTCTTATTCCAATTCAGGGTGTTTCTCAATATGGAATTGCTGAATATGGTGCAAATGCAACTGTAATTGCCAATTATTCTTTGGGTGTTGCATTGCAAAGTTTAGTTGCAAATGCGTCAGGTTCTGGGAAAATCGTGCAAACTGGATATGAAACAATTATCAATGGCTCACAATTATCAATTCAAAAGATTGAGATTCAAGCTAAAGATGGAAGATTGGCTTAAAGGATTACTATGTCAAATTACACAAAAGCAACCAACTTTGCAACTAAAGACACACTTACTTCTGGTGATCCCTTAAAGATCGTCAAGGGTACTGAGATCAATACTGAATTTGACGCTATATCTACCGCCATTGCGACTAAGGCAGATACTGCATCACCTACCTTTACTGGTACTGTGACAATTCCAACATTGTCTGTTAGTGGTATATCTACATTAACAGGCGTAGCAACATTAACGGCACAACCAATTCTTTCTAGCCTAACAGCATCAAAACCTGTATTTACAGATTCATCTAAAGGTTTAGTGTCTACAGGTACTTTAGGAGCAGATCAAGGAGGTACAGGAGTTGCAAATAATGCGGCAATGATTGTGACAGGTTCTGGAAACTTTGCTTACACTAGAACTCTGACAGGTACGACAAATGTCACATTTCCTACAACTGGAACATTGGCTACTCTTGCGGGATCAGAAACTTTTACCAATAAAACTTTAACTAGTCCCACATTAACTAGTCCCGCAATAGGAGGTACTCCAACAGGTGTTGGTGTTCTTACCTCTGGTACTGCTGTTGCGTCTACCAGTGGAACAAGTATTGACTTTACAGGTATACCGTCTTGGGTTAAGCGTATTACTGTGATGCTTATTGGTGTATCAAGTAATGGTGCATCAATGCCAACAGTAAGAATTGGTGACTCTGGCGGTATTTCGGCTACAGGATATTTAGGTAGTGTGATGTCTGGTTCTGCCGCTACTTTATTTACAACAGGTTTTGAATATGGTGGTGGTTTGCAAAATGCCACGCGGGTTTATCATGGCGCAATAACTATCAATTTACAAAATAGCAGTACAAATACTTGGGCAGCCACAGGAGTGGTAAGTCTTAGTGATGGTGCGTCAACAATAGTTACTGCTGGTTCAAAAAGTTTAGCATCAACACTTACTCAAGTCAGAATAACTTTTGTCAACGGCACTGATGCCTTTGATGCTGGCTCTATCAACATACTTTATGAGTAAACAATATGAAGATACCTGTAATCTATAACAAAGATTACATTGTCTTCTTGGAAATTGATTGTGGGTTCACTTTTATTCATTGTGATTGCATAAAGTGGACAAAGAGTGTGAAGAAAGATTTGTTGAGTGATTTGAAAAAGTTGTTTGAGATACATAGAAGTGAAATTTATGCAATACATGAGATAGATGATGTAAAGCATGAAAAATTTCTAGGTATAGTTGGATTTGAATATCTGAAAGATTTTGTTGGTTCAGATGAAAAACTAAGACAAATATTTGTCAGGAGAATATGATGGGACTAGAAGCGGCATTAATTGGTGGTGGATTGGGTCTTATTGGCAGTTCTATGCAATCAAATGCACAGAGAGATGCCGCAAACCAATCTGCACAAGCTCAACGTGAAGCGGCTCAACAAGCAGCAGAAGCGGCTAAGTTTCGCCCTGTTGGTGTAACTACTCGCTATGGAACATCAAACTTCCAATTCGATCCTAGTGGTTATCTGTCTGGTGCTGGTTACACTGTCAGCCCTGAGTTACAAGCCTACCAGAACCGATTACAGGCTCTTACAGGTGGTGCTTTAACTCAAGCCGAACAAGCACAGCAACAGTATGCTCCGCTTCAGCAAGGGGCTCAAGGATTGTTTGGTTTAGGTCAGCAGTACCTACAACAGTCTCCTCAGCAAGTTGCGGCTCAGTATATTCAACAGCAACAAGATTTGCTTGCCCCTAGTCGTGAAAGACAAATGGCTCAGTTACAGAACCAGTTGTTCCAACAAGGTCGTGGTGGATTGTCTGTAGGTGCTACAGGTATGCGTCCTAGCGGTGCTGCTGGTTTGGGTGCTACTACTCCTGAGATGGAAGCGTATTACAACGCATTGGCTCAACAAGATTTACAGTTGGCGGCTCAAGGTCAACAAGCTGGTCAGCAGAATGTGGCATTTGGTACAGGATTGTTGAATCAGGGTGCTGGATTGCTTGGTCAATATCAAGCTGGTCAAGTTGGCGCATTGAGTCCATTTAGTGCTTATTTAGGTGCAGGTTCAACCATTGAATCTCTTGGTCAACAACCTTTGGATATTGGTGCACAGTTGGGTGGTAAGTCTGCTACTGCTGGTGCTAATGTTGGTGCTGATTTGCTAAAAGGTGGATTGAGTGCTGCATTAACTCAACAACAAGCTGCTGGAACAAGTGGTTTTGGTACTGCATTAATGGGGTTATCAAATAATAAAAATTTTATGAGTGGAATTCAAAATTATTTCCAAAATCAAAATCAACCATATAACACTTATAGTGGGCTACAAGTCGGTCCTGTAATGCCCGGTCAAACTCAACCTTATGTTTGGGAGTAATTAATCATGGCATCAGAAATTGCAGGGCTTTTCACAACACCTGAACAGTATCAACTTGCTCAAGATCAGGCACAACAGGCGCAAGCATTAGGATTTGCTCAACTTGACCCAAGGGCGCAAGCACAGTATGGGTTTTACCGTGGTGGGCAAATGCTTGGTAATGCCATTGGTGGCGCATTGGGTGGTCAAGATCCACAATTAAAAATTATTGCTCAACGCCAAGCAATTGGAAGTCAAATCGATTTTTCTAATCCTGAATCAATTATGGCTGGTGCAAATTTAGCCGCAAAATCTGGAGATCAAGCACTTGCCATGCACCTTGTTGATGTTGGTAATAAAGTTGAATCAACAATGTCTCAAACAGCATTGAGAAAAGCACAGGCACAAAAAGCCTTAAATTGGCAGCAAACTCAAACTGACTCTGCTCAAAAAAGAACAGCTATTTCAAACTTAGAAGAAAAGTTGGCTAGTGATCCAGCATACAAACCATCTGCTCAAGAAATTGCAAGTGCAAGATGGATTGTTGCTAACGAAAGCAAAACTAGAACTCAAATTGATCCTACAACAGGTCAGTTGTATGTTATTGAGGGTTTAAATATTAATGATGCTGCACCAAACTTAGCTCAATATTTAAAGTCAATAGGAGTTACTGCACCTGCACCAACAGCAGAAGCTCCAACTACTACAGGCGCACAAGCAACGCCAGTAGGTACGCCTACTGTGCAAGCATCGACTATTCAACCTGCTGGAACTCAGCAAGCACCAGTAACTATTGCAAAAGGCGTTACTGCTGTTCCTACTGAGGCTTCAAAAATCAAAGCCAAAGAAGAAGCTGACAAACAAGCTGCAAAAATTGAAGAAGAAACAAATGCGGCAGCAGCATTAGATAGTCAAATAGCCAACATCAAAAGTGTTAGAAGTTTAATCAAAGAAACTAGCAATTTGGTTAAGCCAACAACTACAGGTATGTTAGGAAAGGTTTTTTCTATTGGCTCAACTGAAGCAAGAGAATTAGAAAATAAAAATAAAAGAATTCAAGCTAATGCTGTATTTGAAGAATTGGCTAAACTTAAATCTCAGTCTAAAACTGGCGCAACTGGTTTTGGTGCTTTGAATTTAGAAGAACTTAGAACTATTCAAAATAAAGCAGCTAATCTTGATCCAATGTCTCCAAGTTATGCAAAAGACTTGAAAGATGTTGATGATTATTTCGCAACAATTCAAAATACTTTGTCTGCAAAAAGTGGTAGAGCGCAAGAAAATTTAGGTGCAAAACCATCTCCAACGCCTGTTAGTCAAGCAAAAGAAGCACAGATCAAAGCAATGGTAGATCGCGCAATGTCTGACCCAAGAACAAAAGGCACAAGAGCGCAAGTTGAGTCTGTAATCCGTTCCAAAATGCAATAAAGGCGAATCATGGCAACCCAAAGACCTCAAACTAATGTTGAAGCTCAACAACGTATTGTGTCGCAAATGGATGCTGTGCGTCCTTTATTGCGTCAAGCTATAGCCAATGGAGATAAAGTTGCCACTCAAAAATATAGCGATGAGATGACTCGTCTTGATAGGATGATGAGAGCCACGGCTGAAATTAATGTGGGTGGTGTCAATATTCCTATTGGTCAGATTGGTTCTGGTTTGCAATCTGGCATCTCAGGATTGTTTACTGCTATTCCTGATATTGCTACTGCTGGAATTAATTTATTTCAACCTGCCAATAGACAATTGCTTTCACCAAGCGAAGCTGGAACAAAATATTTAGGCATTCAAAATGAGCCAGCATCAAATGAATCTGCTTATGCTTTCAGAATGGCTCAAGGCGCAGGAAGCTCTGCTATTCCGGGTGCTGGCACAAAAGGACTGATGCTTGGAACTTCTCTTGGCGGTGCTGATGTGGCTGTATCTCAAGCAACAGGATTGCCAGAGGGACTTGCATCTGGTACTTATGCTATTGGTAATTTAACTCGTGCTGGATTTAAGGGTGTTCAAAATTTGCGTGAAAGCAAAAAGTTAAATCAGTTTGTTGAGGAAAATATTCCTCGTGAAGAACAAAATGTCTTTAAACAATTTATGTTGCGTGGGCAAGGTTCAGATAGTCCTATTATTGCTGCGGCAATACAAAAATTGCGTACCAATCCTGAGTATGCTGAGTTATTTGCCAAGTTTGATAAGGCCGCATCTGATTTTGCAACAAAAGGCATGACTCCTGTAAGTCGATTGACTAGCAAAGAAGATGTCACAAAATCTGTTGCTACTCGTGTTCAAAGTGAAATAGATGGATTGGCTAAACAACGATCTGAAGCTGGCAGTCGTGTATTTGAACAAGCAAAAGGTTACGGAGCAAATCAACCTTTAGTTGATCCTTTGAATACAATTAAAAACATTGATGAATTGATTGCAAGATACAGTTCTAAATCTACTCCTAATGCAGATAGGGCTGTTGAGGTATTAAATTCAATCAAAAGCAAACTAACATCTGAGAATCAATTAAATCCTGAGCAAGCTGCATTTGCTGGTGCGGCTGGTACTTTACAAACAACTGCAAAACGAACTATTGACCAAGTTCAAGGTGTTCTTTCTGAGTTTGGGAAAAAGGCATCTACTGGTGACAGTCTAATTAAAGACTTGGCAATTTCTGATGAGAAAATTATTTCAAGTGCTATTTTTGGCGGTATGAAAG